AAGCGGTGGCGGTGGCTTTTGAAGCGGTGGCGGTGGCTTTTGAAGCGGTGGCGGTGGCTTGTTTTTTAGAATGTGCGTTCATTGTCTTATACCTTTTTAAATTATTAATTAAAGTTCATTGCAATCTAACTGATTGCAATGCTTGATTGCTAGTTCAGCACTCAGCGAGTGCTGAAAATGATGTTTAGCATAGCCGATACCATTGCCGACTAGGACAAGGCATAAAGCCAAATAGATAAATGTTTTCATACTGCCCCCTACGTTGGCATGATACTTGCTAGGCAAAACGGCCTAGTGGCGTTCCCTTTTAAAGCGTTATCATCCATGACGGTTAAATTATGGCTGATTGACGCGGCGCAGTGTGAAATTTAATTTAAAATGTTCCACAATGTTCCACGCTGGTGTGGGTAAGTGGTTGATTTGTAAGGGGAACCCAGGGTACTTTTTTGTGGTGCGATTTGACGCGGGTGTCTCACAGGCGACCTCGACATTTCCGCCAAAATCCCCACCGTTTCACTTCCCACAAAACCATGCTATACTGCCCCCTACTCCCACCTTACCACTACTCCAACATGAAAAACATACCCTTCCCAAAACCCTCTCCCGAAGTTGTAAATTCAGCAGAATACAAAGCACTATACCAAATGTGTAGACGAAAACTTAACAAAGTCTATCGGACGAAATCTCTATACTACAAACACCTAAGCCGAGCCTTAAAAAACCCCAACTTTAAATACGTAACGGTAAAAAACAACACCCCAAAGCTAACAGCCATCGCCAGGATTGTTCAGTGCGATGCCGAAACTTTTAAAGAACACATCGAATACCAGTTCAAACCTGGCATGGCCTGGGAAAATCATGGCACTGTCTGGCACATTGATCACATTATTCCTTTGGCGACAGCGACTACCCTCAAAGACGCACACCGCTTATTCCATTACCGAAACCTGCAACCTCTGTTTCCCGAGGAAAATTCTGCCAAAGGCTCAACACTTCCTGACGGCACGAAACCTACCTGCGAGAAGATGCTAGACTTCTCAGCAGCCTTCTACCGTCACCAAATCCTAGCGATAACGCCATATCTTAATGACTTCCCCTAAAACCCTGCTATAATCCAACCCCACTACAACCCCCTACAACCACAACCCAATACACCCATGCCAATCCTAACACTAAGCCAACAGGCCGTAGTCAAAATCACCGGGTTCGAAGGCTTTATCATCGGACGCTGTGAATATTTAACCGGCTGTACTCAGTATGGCCTGACCACAAAATGCAAAGACTCGCAAGCCCAGTCCACACCGTGGTTCGACGAAGGTCTTCTCACGGTAACCGGAGTTTCTGTGGAATCTGTAGCCGGCCCTGAAAACTTCAACGCCGAAGTAGGCCAACACCGATCGCCTGGGCTCTTTTGAAGATTCAAAACAACGCCTGTTTGAGTCTTTTCAAGAACCCAACCCACGTCTTGAGTTATAATAGCGGCACACCTTGAACCCCTGTGCCGCCACATGACTCGTATTGAACCCGTATCTTTTAAGGTTACCCTCGCCAAGCCAGCCAACGTGGGCCGGCTAAAACCGATTCCTGCCGGCAAAGCCTACTACATCCAACAGGTATTCATCCTGCCGTATGACCATTACCCTTCACACGTCCATGACCGGCCCCGCTACGAACCTGTGTCGACGCCCAGGCGGCGGCATATAGATGCGAGTCACCGGGAGTACCCAATGGCATGGGTAGTCTCCGATCCTGACGATATCAAGAATGAGTTTCGTGCGGCGATGTTGAAGTACACTGAGGATAAAGGCTTTGAATCGTTTGAATCCGCGTATTCCTACCTGAAGGATAACCTACTATGTACCAATACAAAGCCCTGATCACCAAAGTCGTAGACGGCAATACAGTTCATGCCGAGATCGATCTCGGATTTAGAAGAACTCAGTATGCCGCGTTAACCTTGTACGGCATTCGCGCACCCACGCCATCGCCACGACCCGACATCCTGGACGCGGGGGATTTGGCGAGGATTTACCTGGAGCGGCTTGTCAAAGGCAAACCTGCTGTCATACAGACATTTAAAGACGGCTCAGCAGAGATAGTGTGCGACGGCAAACTTGTCAACGCGTTGATGATTTTAGAGGGGCACGCTACGGCTGATAACGGTGATGTAATCTGTGCCCCTGCCAGCCATTACGGCTAGGTTCCCAGGACTGGTATCTGCTATGCCAAAGATCGAAATACTCGCCTTTCTGCGGCCAGTAGACGGAGTGATAACGGCCCTGTGGATAACCAAGGTAACCAAGGTAACCAGGATAACCAAGGTAACCAGGCCAACCCCCGCCAGTACCCACGCCCGGGTAAACAGACCTGGATACAGGCTCCGGTATCAGCGCCGCCAACACCCGCCAGGACACAGGGTCTGGCGACACCCAATTTGTCCTGGCAATGTGTAATGGCTTGGGAGTGATGACTGTACCGACCCGGATGGCATCACCCCTGCACGGTTTGTTGGTGTAAACTACGCCTGCGGGGTAGGCGCACTTGTTAACCTGCCCAGGTTTCAAATCCCTCGCGCTGGCATTAGAGAAAATTATCAACAAAGTTGATAATTTTAATATTAAAATCAATAACTTAGTCATAGGAGTTCCAAATGAGTTTAGTAAACGATAGAGATAACGACGGTTACGATGGCGACGACCTGAAGCAGGATGCCATTCAAACGGCGATTACCGGGTTGATTACATTGATCGGAGAAGGCCATGTGTTTAACCGAATGATGGATGAAATGCAACGGGTTTCTAAGAAATACCCGGACCATGACGGCGATTCCCTCAAGCGTATTGTCCTCGAAGACGCCAAGATTATCTTCGATGACCTGGTCGTACCGATGACCAAATTCGAAATCAACTTGCTGATCGAAGTGGGGTTGCTATACATGCGAGGCAGTCTCGCAGACGTCATTTCTGTTTCATCCTGACACCGCTGAAACCCGGCATAACGGAAATACCCACGCCGTTATGCCGCTGGTTAACGCTGGCATACGCGGTAAACAGGTAGTTAAGCGCTAGGGCGTAGTGATCCGGACCAGTTGAAATCCATTTCATTTCTTCGCCTTTAGAGGTGTACTGCTTGATTTTCTTCATAGCAGTTAAATGCTTTTTAAAGACTTTCAACTCTTCGAGAGGCACAGAGCCGACCTCTATCAATCCTGAGTTGAAGGCTTTACTGACATCGTCGAACGACGCATCGCGGTCAATGTGGACGACGCCCTTCGCATCCGAAAACTGGTAGATATCCAGATCCGACTTGTTCAAGCCACCGAAGTACGCGCCGTAGGCCTGTTTCTCAGGCAAAGTTTGGTGCATGTACAGCGCGGTTTCATAGTTAGGCGAGGCATCGATAACGGATTTAATGCCGTGCAGTTGACGGAATAGCCAGACCAGGTAAACGCCCAGGTTAGCGCCCGGCAAAGTCCTGACGTCCGGGCGTCCCATGGCGATAAGGCGCAACCCACGCGGCGTGCCGACCCCGACCAGGATATGGGCTGACTTGCCCAAGTCACCGCCGATAAACACCCGCCCGACGCCGGCGTTGACCACTGATTCAAGACTCCAGCCGCTGTGCGGTACGGTGTGCATGCTGTTTACTAGAAAACTAGATTCAGCGTCGGCGTAATCCTCACCCAGGCGGAAGTTAACCCAGTCGGAGTGCAGCTTATACTTGCGTATAGACGCAAGCACTTCAGGCGTTTGGTTGTATTTGGGAACGTCCCAGAACCGGACATGGTATCCGCGTTTAGCAACGTCTTTAAACCTGTGAACCCATTGCCGTTTCTCAGGGTCATTCAAATTCTCTATGGAAATGGGCCGTTTGCAGTGCGGGCAAGCGAGGTAGGCCTTGGCGACACCAGGGTGATTCCAGTCAACTTTGCGAAATTCCTCAACAGGTTTTTCAAAGCCTGGAATCACGATGGCTTTGAAGGGATCCAGGAAAACCCATTTTTTGCAGGCGTCGTGTTTGATCATGCGCACGGCTTGTGAGCTGTCGTCATAATCAGCGGAAATACCGTAATCGGGAACGGTAGGAGTGGAAAAATCCCGGGTCCATTTTAAGTCCGAGTGCTGTAACCGCGAGGCAAAACTACCCAAGACGTCGGCATTGCAGAAATCCTTTTCGTCGGTGATGATCAAATCCAAATCTTGCGAGATCGCAGTGACCGTGCCGGTCGTGCCCCGCATCAACAGGAAGCATGTGCCTATTTTCTTGGCGCCGGCGTTGTCGACGTCTTTTGACATCAAGGAACTGACGTGATCGCTGGATTCAATCGCAGGATCGATACGGGTAGTGGCGAATTCCAGTGCAAACTTGGAAGTCGGGAGGATGTAGGCGGCTTTAAGGTAATCGTTGACGGAGCAGAAGGTCAAGGCAAACCTGACCTGCAGCACAGACAACCCAATCTGGGCGCATTTTTTGACGCAAACCTCTGGAGAGGTCTCGTCAACAATAGCAATTTGGAATTCGTGGTCCTTGAAGGACCACGCATGCCGATCGTTGCGAGGATTCTTGAAATTCCTCTGCAACCATTCGGAGTATTTAAGGCTGTTCCGGTCAATCGCGGTTTGAACGGATTCGAGAAACGATGTGACCGAACTTGCCATGTTATTTGCCTATCCAGAAGAAGACCAGCATATACAGGTACTGCGCCAGGACGTAAACCACAAACTCCGCTGCAGTCAGCAGGGCAAAGGCGCCGATTATCGCTGCGAAAAACATATCGGTATAGTCGCGCCAGGTCTTGGGGCCATAAATCATGTGGTAATTGACCGCGCAGCTGTTGGACACTTTCCAGATATCCTCGTCGTCGGTCAGGGCGTAGCACAAGGTCAGGAACAGCAGGCCGATAGCCAGGTAAACTCTGTGGAAGGCGTGTTTGATTCGAGATAGCATAGGAATTACTCCGGAGAAATCAGCATTATACTCTACGGCTGTAGCTATAAAGAACTTAACAATAATTTCAGAAACATGCCTTAAACCCCCGTCTATCTCCCGACTTAATAAAACCTGCCAACGCCTCTATAGGGACAGGTGACTTAGCCAGCGAGTAACCGCCCCGGCACTTGAGTTCCGGCATCTTTTTTAAAGCCGGGAACAGCCGGTTTATCATCCAGTTAGCGGCGGCTTTGGGGTCGCACGAAAACTCGAATACCAGTCTTTCCAGGTACATCCAAGCCTCACAGCCGATGCAGAAACTGTAAATAATATCCTCCTGTTCTTGGGTCAGTTCCGCTATCTCTCTCACATCGCATCCAGTTCAGCCAGGCGGTCGTAAAATTTTTGTTGAGCGGCTTGCGGTAAATCACGCACAGCCAGGACGACGCATTCTTTCAACTTGGCGTTGTCGGCTATGCTGTCGAACGTGGCCTGATGTTTGATAAACAAACTAATCAGGGAATTGATTGAGGTGACCAGGGACGATATGTCCTGCAGCCTGGCGCCGACGACCAACGTGCTGTCGGGGTTGAGTAGCTGGTTTCGCATCATTTTTACGATCTGGAACATTTTCTGGACTTCACTCACGTTCATGAGTTCGAAATCGGAGTCGTCAGAAAGTAGCTGTTTGAGTGCTGATTCGTGGCGCGGTTCCAGAAATTTCCGGTTAAGTCTTAGATTCTCTAAGGTATCGTCGATCTCGCGCATGATAGTGTGATAAGAGCCTACTGACATTTGCGGTTTAGCTTGAGATTTTTCTGCCATACTGTTTCCTAAATTTATGATATATTTACGATAAATTCAACCAGGGGACCCCATGGCTGCAAAAGACCAACCCGTCGTTCTGCCCAAAAACATTGCCGGAAAAGTCCGGGTCTCAGCGCCTACGTTCAGGACGGACGCGCAGTCTATTGTCGACGGCGAATCTAAATTCATTAACCAGTCGGTTAATGTCCTGCGGTCGACCGACCCAATCAAAGCGATCAAGGCTTTGACCCGCTTTAGCGGTGTATTCTCCACAGCGGTTCACACTTACGTTCAACTGGCGATGTCTGGTTATACGGTGACGGCGTATTCAGCAGGCACTCACGAATACGATCCGGTAGGCACCGCCGCTGCGATAGGCCTTATGTCCAGTGCCGATACGCTGTATGACTATACACTAGGATACGGCGATAAGCAAAGTGTAGATGGTACTTTAGAGACTCTTCTAAAAGAGACTATACAAACCGGCGCGTGCGCGTCCGAGTTGGTCCTGAATAAATACCTGCTGCCTGATTATTTTGCGACCATCCCTATTACTTCGCTGTTCAAATGGAAACCGCGCAAAGACGGCACCAAGTTTCCGGTGCAGCGTCCGCCTGCCGGCGGTGACGAAATCGAGCTGGACAAGGCTACGATATTCTACGCGGCCATGCACCAGCCGACCGACACGATATACCCACGAAGCCCGCTTGAGGCGGCGCTGCAAACCGCCTTTGAATTCGGCGAGTTCGTGGAGGACATTTACCGTATCCTGAGAAAGTCAGGTCACTCCCGCATGGTAGTGACTTTGATGCAGGAAACGGTGATGAAGAATCTGCCGCCCAAGATCATGGACGATCCGGAAAAGGTCAAAGCCTACCTGGATAACGTCCGGACTGAAGTCGAATTGGTCCTAAAGAACTTGGACCCTGACGACGCCCTGGTCTTGTACGACTCCGCCAAGATAGAAATCCTGGGGACCAAAGGTGAGAAGTCGGACTACACGGGGTTATTGGATACGTTTGCCGGCATGCTGGCGACCGGTTTAAAAACCATGCCGTCTGTACTAGGCATGCGGTTGTCAGGATCGCAAGCGCTGTCCAACACTGAATCCCTGGTTTACCTGAAGGAAGTAACCTCCATTCAGCAGCCGGTAGAAACCGTCATGTCGAGAATGCTGACGTTGTCTGTGCGATTGGCAGCGGGAACAGACTCCTATGTCAAATTCCGGTTCAAACCGGTCGACATTCGCCCTGAGAGTGAGTTGTCGGCGCACCGTAGCGTTGATCGGCAAGGCGTTTTGCAGTTGCTGTCGTTGGGTTATTACACCGATGACGAGGCGTCTCACTTACTGGGTACAGGCCCACGCGCTCCAGGCGCACCCAACCTGTCAGGCACAATGTTCATGAATCCGGTCAATGCGCAGACAGATCCCAATACCATGCCGGACGGCAACAGCGGTCCTCAACAAAGAACACTGAGTGAGGGTACATCAAAAGGCAGCGCCACCAGCAAAGGCGGCGGAGGAAAAAATAAATGAGCGCATTAATGCGGGCCAAGTTAGTAGTGACTTCTATCAGTTCTCAAGAAACTTATGAATCGATAACATTTGCCGGTGTAAGTAAATCGGCTTACACAGACGACGGTTTGGACGAAGACAATACTTATGCGAAATTTTCCCCGGCTGTGGATTTAAGGATAACAATAACCAACCCGGCTTTGCTTGGAAAACTAAAAGCCGGACAAAAGCTTTACGTCGATTTCACCCCTGCGGAAGAGGATAAACAATGAGCACCAACATAATTTGGGCCGGATCTGAGCAGTCCCATCTGGACGCTTCGAACCTGATGGAAAAAGTGACCGCCAAACGAATAGAACTTGAAGCCGGAGGCAGCAGTTATTTCGAAGACGACGAAGACGAACAACAGGACCCAGACTCATTTCTTGAAATGGTGGGTAACTTGGGCGTCATTCGCATTAAAGGCCCATTGGTCAACAGCACGCTAGGTCGATTCGGAAAATGGTTTGGCTTGACCGGTTATGGCGATATCCAAAACGCTCTGATCGAGTGCGTCAACAAAGGCCTGACCGAAGTCCTGATGATTTACGACACGCCGGGGGGCGCAGGCGCAGGTATGTTTGCCTTGGGTGACTTTATTGTCAGCTTGAAAGGCACATTGAACATAACCGCGTACACAGAGACCCAGGTGTCATCTGCCGGCGTTTACCTGGCCGTGGCGGCTAAGTCTTTTATCGCCAGCAAGCACGCCAGTGTGGGCAATGTCGGCGTCATGGCGGTCGTTTCCGAATTCTCCAAAATGGACAAGTCGATGGGGATTACCAGGAAGGTGTATAAGTCGACGCCATTGAAAGGTACAGGTAACCCCTACGAGCCTATCAGCGAAGTCAGCGACGAAGAGATAACCCGCATCATCGCTGAAAGCCATGACCTGTTCGTTAACCATATTGCTGTTCGAAGAGGCCTATCCGTTGACTATGTAAGCAAACGGATAGCTTTAGGGCAAGACTGGTTAGCGCCTGACGCTTTAGACAGGCAACTTATTGATAAGATTAAAACTTTTAACGAGGTTTTTCTTGCGTTATCAAATAAATGTTCCGATAATAATAATCAAGTCGGAACCCCCGGTGTCCCAGACCACATAGAGGCTTCAAGCATGAGTATTAAAAATAAAACCTTGTCAGCGCAAGGACAGGCCGCGGTAGAATCCGGCGTGCCTTTGGCTGATGTTCTTAAGATGGAAGGTTCCACTATTGAAGATCCTGATACTGGCGCCGAAGGTGATCAGCTTGAAGGAGACCCTGTCGCCGCTGACCCCGCTGCCAGTGACCCTGTCGCCGCTGCCGATCCGGCAGAGGGCGCAGCGGCCCCTGAAGCAACCGGGTTCTCACCTTCCATGGAGTTGGTGAACAAACTGACCTCGCAGGCAGCTGAGCTGGCTACCGTTAGAGCGGAGTTACAGCAAGCGAAGGCGCAGCTGGTAGCACAAGAAGGCCACATTACCGGCTTAAGTAAAGCGGTTGCCGGCGCTGCGGTGCGGGCATTCGTCGGCGCCGGAGCTGCTGCTCCTGACGTAGAGGCGTTGGCGTTAATGCCACCAACCGCGTTACTGCAGCAGTTCGAGTTAGGCTCCAGTATGCTGTCAAAACGCTACGGCGGGGGCGGAAGATTTTCGGTTCAAGGCGACGAGGAAGCAGACGCCGATAACACCAACAAAGTAAATGCTGCGGCACAGGCGCTCGATAAGACGCTGTTGGGCTTGGCTAAAATCCATAACAAGTAACCCGAGGAAAACCCATGACCGATTTTGCATTTGGACCGTTAGTTTCTCCCTATTCCGACCGCATTACGTCGGCCCTGGGCGCAAATGGTAGTACCCCTTTAGTTGCCAACGATATCGGTAAACCGGTAAAGCTGGCAGGCGCCAACAACCATGTTCTCTGCGCAGCCGGCGACGAGATCGAAGGCTTCCTGGTCGCTCTATCTGACGGTGGCACTGTTAACAACGGCTACTCACTGGGTACTGTTGACCGAGACTCCCCAGTTACCGCCAAACTGGATGCCGCACAAGCCGGTACAGTGTCTGTTGGCGCCCTGGTAGTCTCAGGCGCGACTCAAGCCGTAGGCACGGCTATCGCTACTTACCCGCTGGTTAAAACCGGCGTGGCAACCAATATGGCAGGCACGCCTCCTGTGTTGGGCACTCCAGTTAATTTTAAATGGAGAATTGTAAACATCGTCTCAGGCACTGGTGTGGCTGGCGACTTGGTCACTATCGAACGCGTTAAGTAACGCGTTTTTTAACCACACCTAAATACTATATTCGAGGATTAACGATGGCAATTCCTTCAGAAATGATTGAAACTTTTAAGGTCGTAGACGCAAGTGGCACGCACGATGTGCAAGTGTCTTTGCTGGACTACAACGAAGCGGGAAGTAAAGGGCTATCATTGTCCCAGTACCTTTCCGCCAAATACCCCACGTCGGGTGAACACGGCACGGCGTTCGAGCAATTCTGCATGCAGGCCGGCATTCGCGTTCGTGCTGATAATGCCAGAGGTATTCCGGCATCCAATATGTACGAAATCATTAACGGTATCCAGACCAGCGCTGGTCCGTTAGTGCGCAACGACGGCTCTGACCGCCACTCAATTGCAGGTCGTCTGCTGTATCCTGAAGTGATCATGCAAATAATCAACTCTGGCCTGATCGCCAGCAAGGAAGATTATTTGACGCCTTGGGAAAGTGCGATTGCTCTGAAAACCAGCGTGGTTCAAGCGCGAGTTGACCAGCCTACCATCACGGTTACCGCGCCGCGTGACAGCGCCGCTCAGCCCATTTCACAAATGGCGTTGCCTGCCACCATGATCAGCATTTCTCTGGGATCACGGCAGTACGCAATTCCCACCAAGTCAATCGGTGTTGAAATTGCAGACCAGGCGTTGCAATCAACCACTATTGACCGGTTGGGTATCACCCTGACTCAGCAAGCGATCGGTGAGAGAATTCGCCGTATCGAAGCTGACATGGCCAATATCATCAGCGGCGACACCGACTTCGGTATCGCTGCGGTATCTGCCGTCAACGCCAGTACCTTCGATTCGACTATCCCAGGTACGCACAAAATGACGCAGAAAGCCTATGTGAAATGGCTGCGTGCGAACTACCAAAAAATGTCGATTACCCACATGCTGTTGGATATCGACACCGCGTTGGATATTGAAGCTCGCTATGGTCGCCCACTGGCGGTGAACGACACTTCAAACCAGCCGTACATTATCGATGCCAAATACAGCATCGCTAACCTGGGCTTGCCTAACCCACAAATGTTGTTGCTGCCTACCGCGATTGTCGGCGCCAATACCATTATCGGTTTCGACAAGAACTTTGCGTTGCATGAGATTACCAACGTTTCAGCCTCTTACTCAGCGGTTGAACAGTTCGTAATGCGCCGTGTAACCGCCATGCGTTTCGACTTCGGTATTGCCTTGTTCAAACTGCAAGACGAAGCCTTTACCGGATTAGTGATCGGCGCTTAAATTCCCCATCCAAAGGGAGTACCTTAAAAAGCCCGAATAGCGTAAACTGTTATTCGGGCTTTTTTTT